AAGCTGCTCTACCAACACCTGTATTAGAAGCTCCTGTTGTGTTTGCTTGTAAAGCAGCAGAACCCAAAGCCGTATTGTTAGCAGCGGTGGTGTTTGCTAATAAAGCAGACTCACCCACTCCTACATTATCTACACCTGTTGTATTGGCTGCTAAAGAACTCTTACCAACTGAAACATTTCTTGTGCCTGTGGTGTTTGCGAGTAAGGATAAGTAACCCATTGCTGTGTTATTTGCTCCTGTAGTGTTGCTTGATAGAGCAGAACGACCCACTACCGTATTAGCAGTTCCTGTAGTATTAGCATCGAAAGCAAAGCTACCTATGGCTACATTATCATCAGCCGTTGTGTTAGCCGCTCCCGCAGAATTTCCGATAAACACACAGTCATCGCCAGTTGTGTTAACCTGTCCTGCGCTAGTACCCATAGCTACGTTTCTTGTGCCTGTGGTGTTTGCTTGTAAAGAGCTAAAACCTACTGCTGTGTTGTTAGATGCTGTGGTGTTGTTTCCTAAAGCGTCATAACCCATAGAAACATTATTAGAACCTGTAGTGTTTCTTTGTAATGAGTATGCTCCAGAAGCCGTATTATCATTTCCAGTAGTATTAACGGTTAATGCTTTAAAACCGAACCCTGCGTTGTCATTTCCTGTGGTGTTTGCGCTTAATGCATTAAGACCCACCGCTGTGTTGTTAGCTGCTGTGGTGTTAGATTCAAGGGCGCTTTTACCCATTGCTGTGTTACTTGCGCCTGTAGTGTTTGATTTTAAACAATCATATCCAACTGCTACGTTGTTATTTGCAGTTGTATTGGCTCGTAAAGCATCCTTACCAACTCCAGTATTATTAGCACCTGTAGAGTTTATACCTAACGAATCTACTCCAACGGCTGTATTGTTATCTGCGGTTGTTGTGTTAGATAAAGAAAAATATCCAATTGCGGTGTTTCCATCGCCTGTTGTTATTGCATCCCCCGCTCTATTTCCAAAAGCTGAGTTTTGAGTTCCTGATGTATTTGCTGATAAAGCGGCATAGCCTACTCCTGTATTAGCACTAGCAGTAGTTACAGCATCACCCGCGATGTAGCCAACAAATGTATTTTCATCACCCGTAGTAATCGCAGTACCTGCCTCATCTCCCACGACAGTATTATAATTACCCCCGCTTGCGATAGAGTTACCTGCGTTAACACCTGCGCGGAAGTTACTTGTGCCTGCTGAAGCAGTGATGATGTCTGCGCCATCTGCAAAGGTTACATCGGCTGCAAAGTTTGTTGCACCGTCAACATCTAAAACGTCTAGGTTAGCAGTGCCGTCAATATCTATATCGCCAGAGATGTCTAAGGAAGCTCCTGTTAGAACACCTGCAACAGTAAGCGTAGAAGCCATGTCAACCGCACCGTCAATGTCAACAACGTCAAGGTTAGTAGTTCCGTCAATATCTACGTTACCTGAGATGTCTAAGGACGCAGCGATTATCTCACCGCTTGCATTGATAGCTCCGTTAATATCAATCGTAGTTGCAGCTATTTGGATTTCTGTGTCAGCAACAATATCAAGCTGACCATCGGCGCTAGAGTTTATGTAGATTGCTGAGTCTCTGAACTGGACTTTTTTATCAGTGCCAAGAGTAGAATCAGCATTAGAAGCAAAGCCACCATTAAACACAGCAGCGGCGGTTGTGGTTAGTACGCCTGTAACCAGTGCAGTGGTCGCCATGTTTACAGCACCATCAATGTCAACAACATCTAAGTTAGTAGTGCCGTCTACATCTAAATCGCCATTAAAATCTACGTTGCCTGCAACTGCAAGCGTTGTAGCCATGTCAACAGCGCCATCAATATCAACAACATCTAAGTTAGTAGTTCCGTCAATATCTACGTTACCTGAGATGTCTAAAGAGGCTGCAATTATCTCTCCACTTGCGTTGATCGCACCATTAATATCAATCGTAGTAGCGGCAATCTGTATTTCAGTGTCTGCAACAATATCAAGCTGACCGTCTGCGCTAGAGTTAATGTATATAGCGGAGTCACGGAACTGAACTTTATCGTCAGTAGATGCCACAATATCTGTACCACCAGAAGTGTTACCATTTGCTAGAACTTCAGCTAGGGTATCTACTGTGCCAACTTGAGAGTCTACGTAGGCTTTAACCGACTGCTGAGTAACAAGTTTAGTGGCGCTATTACTTGCCATGTTGTCTTCGTCAAGAATGCCCGTGACTGTCGTTGAGTCAGCGCCCTTCATAGAGGCGAAGGTAGTAAGGCCAGTAATAGTCAGGGTACCTGCGGACATAGTTACTACGTGGTTTACTGCTTCAATTACGTTAGTTCCGTCACAGAACAACAACATGGTCTTACCGTTAGGTATGGCAATGCCTGATCCACTTGCTGTTTTTAGTGTAGCCGCTTGGCCGGAAGCATTCTTAACAATGTAAGTTTTAGCAGCGGCGGGGCAAATTACAGAAGCAGCGGCAGAAGGAGCGCCACTAGCGGCTACCAGAGACAACATAGCGCAACGGGACTCAGAAGTAGTGCCATTAGCAGAGGTCAAAGTATGCGAGTTACTAGACCAAGTGTTTATTACCGCTAGTCCCGCTATGGCCTGTTCTATCATAGAGGTTATGTTGTCGTTTACTACATTGCCCCATGAACCACTAAGTTCTCCCTGTGTAGGGAGGGCTAATTTTAAAACTGAAGTGAATTGCGTTGCCATTTATTTAACCTCAAGCTATCCGTATGATAGCGGTATCTTTGTCTGCTGTAGGGAACGTTACTGTAAACGTGCTATTTACTGTTGTTTTATCTGCACCAAAATCTAGTACTGCAACAGCGTTGTTTCCAGTGCCTGATGATCTGTATATAAGTGCGCCACGGGCTGTAATGCTAGAACTACTCCACGAGGCGGTTGCAAAAGTAAGAAACGCTGTTTTATCAGTAGATGTTGGGCGCGTAGATACTGTTAACGTTTCCCCTCCCGCAGTATACCCTGTACCTGATGCTTCGTTGGTATTAGCGTATGCAGCGGTAGTAGCATCTAAGTCTGCTGAAGACGTAAACAACGCAATCTTAAATGTTTGATTAGTGTTACTGCTAAAGTCCATTTCCCCATCAAGAAGAGCAACTTTAAAAGAAGTACACATTGTTTGGGTTATCGCCATCTAACTAATTCCTTAACTTACTGGGGTTCTAAACTGCCCAGAACGATATGTATCCTGACGTAGCTTACCATCTCCAAGATTCTTTAGTAGTGAAATGGATAGTAAATACATCTTCTCGTAATTAGCAATGATATCTGCTTCACCTTTCATAAACCGTATAGCTTCTATTAATGCTCCGTTTAGTAACGCGGAATCAAAGTGTGTGCCTAACCAACTAGTAGCTGCGGTTACTATAGACTCAGGGTAATACCCGTAGGTGTGCTCAATTACATAGTTAGCGTCAGGAGTTGGAGCTAGTTCTAATTGAGTTGCAACACCGTTAGAGGCTAGTCCTTGGTAAGAATAAAACTTAGGAAGTCCCCTATTAGCAACAGAATCAACGGGGTACGCCTCACGTAAGAAGTTACCATCCTTATTTAACAAGAACGAGTACGTACCATCGACAGCAATGACGGCTATGCTATAGGTATACAAGAAGTTGGTAGGCAGGCTTAACAGTTTAGTTCCATTTGCCAATGGCCCGTCATCTACTATACGAAGCGCAGGTAGCTGAACCGAACTATATATCTTCTGCTCTGCTTGTTTCGTAAACATAGCAAGTTGATCTGCTGTGAATGTAGTCTCGCAGATGTCTTGGATATTAGTTTTTAGTTCAGTATAGTTCATGGTTTAAGCCATTGGCCCTCTAGCATACAACCCTTTAGTAGCCGCGCCAGTACCACGTACTTTGATTTTGCCACCTTCTGAGTAGCTCATCTTAGCCATACCACCGCCAGCCATCATCTTAAAGTCTTCGCCGGAAATCTTGCCGTCTTTGTTTTTGTCTAGTTTTGATTGCTTACCAGTCATGCCACCCATTGAGTAGCCCATCTTATTTTTTACTTTTTTAGGCCGACCTACTTGTGACCCATATGTTCCTTTACCTTGTGGCATGTTACTACTCCTACGTGGTAGTTACTGTTACTTGTCCTACACTGCCAACGGCTTGTAGGGTGTTAGGAGTTAGATCGTAGGGACTATTGCCGCCGCCTACAGGATTCCAACCCCAATAAATATCTCTACTGCTAGTATTTCCTGAATCCCCTAAACTTTGGTCTGGACGAGGGTTACGTAATGCCTGCGGATCATCTACTGGAAAGTCCCCTAGTCGCAATTGGGGTTGCCCTTCGTTCCAACACTCAATACAGGCTTTTATGTTTGTATCCCTATTTTTTACTATAAGGCTACGTAGTTCTTTTAACTTAAACCGCCATCCGCATACATCGCAGTATGCTATAGCTTTATTGCCTGAAGCAAATTTACTGCCCATACTTACATAGACCCTATACGAGGTACAAACCTAGCAGAAGTCTTTTCTCTGTCTTCTCCTGCGGCAAGCTCAAACTGCTCGTCATATATAGACTTTAACATTTGCACGCGATCCATCATATCAGGTAGTTTCATAGCTATATAATAAGCCAAGCCTGCTACTAAGCAAGGAAAAAACCTAAAGTTCATGTCCGCAGTCTGTACACCACTACCCGCGTCTTGTATGCGCCGCATACGCCAGTAGTACAATTTATAATCATTGTTGTCTGGTACAGGCCATACGTTAACTAGTGGTGCATCACGTAATCGCTCAATATATAACTGTATTGGTCTACCTTGTGTTAACTTGTTAGGGATAGAGGCGTAGGTACTCACACTAATACGACTTAGGGTGAGGTCAGCCTGAGTAGCTGTATTACCGCTACCTGTACGTAATTGATGTTCTAGTAAGTCTATAGTATCGGCAGGTAGCGGGTATTGCGTTTGACCTTTAACTAAGTCAATGGTGCCGCTATCTACTGTCCACATGTTTATGCCACGGTTCTGCCACTCAATAGTAAGTAGGTTCATAGAACGTCGAGCGGTGCGTAGATCATACCCAGAACGCATCTCCCGCCCTGCACGTTCAAACGCTTCTTCCGCTATCTCTGTAAACTCCATATTGAACGAAGTAGTGGTTGATGTGGTCATTGCTACTTGCTCCGTTTCTTGGCAGTTTTACCGCTGGCCTTGGTCTTAGCTTTAGCGGAAAGTTCATTCATATGGAATAACTTTACACTTGTTTTAGTATGTGACTTATTAGTATGAAGAGTACCGTCAGCCATTTTATGGCTAGAGCCTTTGTGCTCAGTACCGTCTCTTTTATAGTGCTTTACACCTTTCATAACTTATATCCTCAAACGTAAAGTGTTTTCTTCCGCCTATTATTTTTTACTTGCCCGCAGCCTGTAGCTATAGACCGTTTACCTCTAGCAAGGCCACCCTTACGTAACTTAACAGTAGCAGGTTTTGTATTTTTCACTACAGTCTCTCCTTTTGATCCCGCAAGTTTCTTCTTCTTAGCTGTAGCTGCTCTTTCGCTTTTACTAAGCGACTGCGCTTTGCTTCTAGGTAAACATCTATCTGGATTCTTTTTGTCTTTAGACGTTCCACATTTACCTTTAATCTTACCGTCTGTACCAATCCTAACCCAGTCTTGGTCTAGCCAATCTTTAAGCTCACCCATTACTTCTTACCCTTTGATCCCTTTGCATAGTTGGGGTCTTTGCAATACTTAGATGCAGCCATGTTCGCGTACGCGGAAGGATATGTATCAAAGGTTCGCTTTGCCCACGATTTGCCTTTGGCACATATCTTCCCGCCGGATTTATAATACCTACGCATTATCTCATCTTACAGGCTTTACCGCCGCGAGCTTTACCTTGACCACGAACTGATTTGCCAGCACTGTACTTGGGCATTTCTGCCATGCCGCCACTCATCATCTTCTTAGTGCGCATCTTAGCTTTTTTAGATGATGCGACTCCCGCCTTTTTAGCTTTT